CATTGATGCAAGGATATCTCCACCGTTCGTACTTCCAGCAGCAACAAGCGTCAATTCAAATGGAGTACTTGTGAACGAATTGCGCTCCAACTGAAACTTGAACAATGCTTCTTTCAAAATGTCTGTTGCAACAGACGAAAGTGCAGTTGAGGCTGAATAACCAGATGCCAAAGTTCGTCCTCCACTAAATCCTGTTCCTGTTATGTTATATTCAACAGCACTAGTAGCTCCAGCACTCACCCAAGTTCCACCAGTAGTTGTTCCATTAGTAACTACTTGCCAGTTGTAATTGCAGTTATTCGTGATACCCAGAATAGAAAGTGCTGTCATAATGACAATCGCGTCCAATCTATTAGGGGATGTTTTTAATCGTATGGAAATTACAGGATAATAAGTTCCTGCTGTTGGTAGATCCGTTGGAGCCGTTATCGGAATAGAAACTGCTTGCTGTGCTCCGCGAAGTTCATACCCACCTTCAGATATTGCAGAAGAACAAACCTGTTTCATTACACTTGAATTAGCAGTAGCGCCGTTATTGTTCTTTATTTCCAATCTAAACGGAAGTGATGCTGTTGTCATGTACGTGGATGCTATGAAATTTGCATGATGAAATGAATGACAATGAATAAATCTACCATCAATGACAAATCCACATCGTATAGTTCCAAGCCCAAGCCATTCGATGTCAGTGAACATGATTTGCGCTTTAGTTATGTCTAACGTTATTTTAGATGGACTCGAAGTTACATTACCTAGAAGTGTATCGATATTCCAATTAGCTTGTGCAACTCGCGTCTCACCTAGTGTTCCGCTAACATAATTTCTTTCTACAAAATATAGATTAGATCCGTCAAGTTCTAGATATATTCCGTTGTTTGCACCAAAATAACCAACTCTCTGACGCAAATTTGTTTGTGCAGGATTAAAGACAAACGTGTTTAAAATCTGAAGAGACTTGCCTGGCTGATATGAAAATACTTTCGTCGTTTCACGAATAATTTCAGCATTCGCAGTCGTAGGCAAAGCCAAATTGATTAGACCCGCATTTCCGTCAAACGTAACTGTAGTTCCGCTAGAGTTTGATGTCGCCCATAGCCCATTGTCGTTATATCTATGAGATGAGTCGAATAGTGTTAGTGGAGTAGAGACTCTTGAACGACCAAATGCATCTACTGCCATTCCCGACGGATTGCCACCCGGTATGACATTTCCATACATATCTGTCGTCAAATTCACTTCGTATATTGTCTTATTCGCACCCCAAAATTCGTGCGTATCAATTCTATATTGAGTCATTCATATCTCCAAGATTACTCAATATTTAGTCTTTCGTAGTAGCCAACTTATCTGCTATAGAATAAAACAACTGAGCCGTAGATTGATTTCCCATGAATTTGACATACATGCCTTGAACCACAGCTAAAAGTGAACCATTTATAGCCATGAACTCTTCGCGAGTTTTAGCACGATTCAACATAACATGCGCTTCATCCATCGTGCTACGCATCAACTCTTCTAAGTTTTCCATTCAATACTCCCAAATTCTTATATGTCTTCTTTAGCAATCTTTTCATCACGGGATGATGGCTTTCAAATTGCTTCTTGTATATTTTCAATGTTTGAGAATTGTCCCATCCATATCTATGCACCTCAATAGCGATGTCATAAGAGTATGCATCGATTTCATCTCTTTCGGCCAAATATTGCTTCTCCTTGCTACCCGTTCGACACATTGAAAATGAATCCGTGGGCAGTTCGTCTCTCTTCAAGTATTGCTGATGATGTATGTACTCATGCTGTATCGTTTGTGCAAGATAAAATCTGAACTGGTCTGGATCTTCTATGTTGATCATTCCCTTGCTTTTCTTTGGTATGATCAATAGTATTTCTATCTTTTGCAGCTCCTCAATATAGAATCCTGCAATAGTGTAATCTTCATTATCCAGATTACTAGCTCTTTCAATATTGAATTTTACGTTATCGAACAACTTTGATACTCTCTTCTTCAACTCAATGGCTTTTGTCGTACCCTTTGGTATGTCTATGCCATTGAGAAGAAGAATGAGAGTATTGAAGATGAACATGTTATGTTACAAAAAAGCGAGGCGTGAATCCGTCAAAGCCTCCACCAGACATGAGATGCATGAGCATTGAAATTGCATCGTCTTCAAATATGAATGCTGCGATTGTCTGTTGGGTTTGCGTCTCAATTACATTCCATGTAAACGTATCATCATTCTGCTGAACAAGTTCATAATAGTAATTTTCAATTGCCATATTACACCTTCAATCCTGAGTTTTTGAATTTGCTTTTATCAAATGAAGAATTCATTAGCTTGCTTGCAGTAGCATCATCGATTCCTTTCCGTTGTCCCGAATCTTGAATATCATCTTGTGCAGATTGTTCAACATCATACAAACGCATCTTTGCACGATCAATCCCCAAGACAAATCTCTTGTTTGCTGTCGGATCATTATATCGATTCTTCAATTGCTTGACCATGATCTGGTTCAATGCTTCCAACTCTTCAGTAGAAATCAAAGCTGCCATGAAGTCTGCTGTCGCGGGAAGACCAAACGATTCCGAAGTATCAGTCAACTCTACATCCGTGCTAGCAAAGCCAGACCTGGTTGTCTGCGTAGCCGATACAATAGGAACCTTGAACTCGACTGCCAGACCACGAAGTTCTTCGGCAATCGCCTTGATATAGGTATACGAATTGATATTTGATCCGGGTTTCACTCTAGCTGAACAGCAAATATTCAAGTAGTCGATGAATATTATATCTGGACGAAAACTCTTCTTCAGCATCAACTCATTCAACAATGTTCTGAAATGAGTGGTGGAAGCAAGAGCAGTTGGATATTCCTTGATGATCAACTTACCAACTGTACTACGACGAACCTTTTCGACCTTCTTGTCATAGACATCTTTTGGTAGAGAGGATAGGTCATCAAGAGTTACGTTGAGTAGATTTGCATCAATACGTTCCGCAATCTTCTCTTCAGCCATTTCCATGGTGACATATAGAACATTGTATCCCTGAACCAGACACGCTGATGCGACATGGCACATGAACAACGATTTACCGACACCAGTACCAGCAAGAAAGATGTTTAGAGTCTTTGCTGGTAGACCACCCTTCGTGATCTTGTTCATGAAATCAAGATCAAACGGAATCTTCTTCTCGGTCTTGTGATAGAAGTCATATCGTGCATCCGAGTCATTCAAATAATCATGGCCGACATGACTATCAAAGCTGACTGCGAGTGCATCGGAAAGAATTTGAGGAATGGCACCCTTGTCTTTTGTAGACTTGGAGTTTTGATCAAGAATACCAATCGATTCAAGAACAGCATTATAGATGGCTTTCTCTTGACAAAACTTCTCGGTCTTGTCAACTAGCCATTGCTGTTCGCTCTTCTCTTCCTTGATATCTTCAATGGTACCAATTACATTGATTGCAGACTTGATTTCTTCTTCCTTGAGATTAGGAAGATTGTTGATGTTGATATGAAGAGCCTCTAGAGTCGGAAGAGCATTGTATTGCAGAATGAATTCCTTTACATGCTGGAATACAAGCTTCTCCGACCTATCGGTAAAGTATGAATCACTTAGAAACGGTAGAACCTTTCTTGCGTACTCTTCGTTTTGTGTCAGGTTCTTCAATATGGTTGTCTCCAGTCTCTTCATGCTCTTTCGCCTCTCTTTCTATACCAGCGATTATGATCGCATTCAGGATTGCGCCAAGCGTATCCGTGAATTTTTGATTGTCCCGAAGTTTATTCGGATCATGTTTACCTGGAGTTATTATATCATAGTCGAAGTCAATTGTATATGTGCCATCTGCATTTTCCTTGTCAGCCACGCTAACTTTTCCAAATCTAAATGACACGCCCTTGTATTTCCCAGTAAGAATCTTTAGAGCCACCATCCTACCGTCGTTTTTATTATTATGGTCGGGATCAATATCAAAATCCTTGTCGATGACCATAGTTTTCTTGAATAACTTACTGATCGCTTTCGTCACCATCTTCCGTCACCTTTGTCTTGCCATACAAAAATTCATTCGCGCAATGTTCGTTGATTTGATCAAGAATCTCTTGCGTGAAATACTTCTCTGGATTCTCTAGAATGTTCTTTTCAAACAACTTGGTTCCATTTGGTAGCTCAAGACGAGTAGATACCTTCTTGATAATGCCAAACTTTAACGCGAGATCCAATAGACCGTAATACTTATCAACGCCAGTCTCATAGCGAAGAAGCGTCTCGACAACCTTATCTGCAATCGTCAAACGGCTCTTTTGTAGCTTGCACTTGACGATGTTGCCAACAACCTCGTTGTCCACCTTTTCCTTCTTCTTTGAAAGAAAGACAATCGTGGATGCTGCATATTCAAGACCCGAACCGCCGCCCATCTTCTTGGTTGGCACATATGAGCCAACAACATCATATGTATGATTGGTTACAAGCAAAGCTACCTTGGCTTTACCAAGCTTCAACGTAATGACACGAAATGCACCACGAATAAGCTGTGCTCTCGTCATATCTCGCGTGTCTTTACCCTCGGTGATATCGGCAATTTCTTTCTCGGTCGAAAGATTGCCAAGAGAGTCAAGAACCATGATCATCGGAGGACGATCAGCTGCTGGTGTTTCCATATACTTGTCAAGGATCTTCACGCATTGTGTGCGGAATTCTTGAATCGTCGTAACTGGAATGATATGAACACGACGAGCATCGATATCACGATCAATGAACATCTGCTTCGTCAAGGCAGACTCCGATTCGAAATACATTACTCCGCCGTTTGGATTATCGATGAGAAACTGCTTGACCACATTCAACGTATAGAATGTCTTTCCCGTAGCAGGTTCACCCGCAAGTGCTGTAATCTTGTTGTCGGGCAATCCGCCATAAATTGAACCGGACAATAGTGCGTTTAATGCATATGAACCTGTGCCGATATATCCAGTAACATCTCCAGCTTCAATACCATCATCAACGAGAGCTGCGTATTCATTACCAGCTTCTTTGATTAGATCGGAAAAAATGTTATTCATTCAAAACTCCTTCAAATATATTGTATTTTATATCAACTAAAGAAAGATGTCAAGTCTGAAGCCTCTTCTGTCTTCCATCCAACGCAATCGAGAATGATCTTGATCGGTTCAATGAATGCCTTTTCAAACTGCATATCATAGTCTACGAATCTATGTAGATCGAATTCTTGAGGAAGACGACCTGGATATGAGATGACAGTTTCGTTTACTATGTTTGGTAGCTTCAGGTATGTAAATCTTAGCTTTTCTCCTTCTTGTATCTTTGGATACTTCTTTGATAGCTGCTTCTTGTCCAAAAGATTGTTATAGATCAACGCACCCTTGACATGAATTGGCGTACCCTTTTTGTAGATAGATGCGGGATCCGAATATTCTTTTAATCCATTGACGCCACGAGGAAAAGAGATTTCTTCTGGCGGCAACTTTGAAAACTCCTTGCGAAAATTCTCAATGAAGTTCTGGACATCGCTTTCCGTGCCTTGAAGAATAAGTTCAATCACATCCTTCATTTTCTCGCGAATAGCAGAAGGAGTCGATGACTTGATCATTTCCAGACCCATCACCTTCAACTTTGGCTTTGCATATTGAACGCCTTCATTGTTATAGACGTTCATGATGTAGCGTTTCTTCGCAGTCCAAATTCCACGATCAGCCAATGCTTCTCGCTTCATCTGCATCTTTTGAGCATATGCGTTTACATAGTCAGCAAGATTGTTATAGCTTTGATCAATAAAAGGTTGAATCTTATTTTCACAGATCTTATCCATGAAGGCGATGATTCGTGAAGCTGCTGCTGCTTCAAAACTGTCCGCAAAAGCCCGACGTACAATTTCGTCAAGCGTAAGGTAAATACTGTCTGTATCCGATGCAACGACATAATCGACATTCTCCGTCTTCAACAATTTGTTCATGTATTCATTGATACGCAATTCAATCCAACGAATAGATAACTGTCCAGCAAGCGTGATTGCTTCGGCAATACGAATATCAAAGAATCGGAAATATTGATTGCCCATCGCACCATAAGCCGAGTTTAGCGAGACTTTCTTAGCCA